TAGGGAAATTAGAATTGGGTCCCATGTGTCCATCTGACCACCACCCATGCTGTTGACAGGGGCGGTTTCTGCGAGGAAGCCACGATCCTCACGGAGAGCCTTCTCTTGGTTCTCTAGGATAATTGTAGTAACAGCACGCTTATAAGAATCTTTGATCTCTGGAAGATCAGAGTGATCTAGGACGGGCTGCCACTTCTCTTGTAGATGTTCTGTCTGAAACATTTGTTTCTCCTTTTTTTATTTTACATCTAAGTGGTTTATTATGAATTATTGGCGCGAGCCTTAGTCTTTGTGATTGCAGACATATACTTTGCCATGCTGTCACTAACACTAATGTCCTGTGCTGCGCTGTCAGATACTTCATCATCAATAACTTGTTCTGTGATCACTTCTTCACGAACCTTGGGGAAATAGTTCTCCTTGATTGTGTCGAGTTTTGCACGGAATGAGTCTTCGTCAACGAAGTCAACATCCTCTACAAGTGACTTGAACTTTTCAACTTCTGTGTCGGTGAGGTCTTCAGAGACTTCAACGACAACGTGTTCGCGAACAAGTGAACCGTTCTTATCTTTAAGAGCGATATTCTGTTCAAGAACCTCATTTACCTTCTCTTCTAGTTCTGCAATCTTATCAGACTGGGCACCTAGTACGTCATACTTCTCGTCAGGAATGTCAATGTAATGGTCCTCGAAAAGTTGCTTAAGACCAGAGATGAAGTCTTCTGCGATTTCACCCTTGAGTCCACGCTCGATTGCGAGTTCATTTTCCTTTGTCCATTCCTCAACAACGTAGTTAAGATAGGTATCAATTTTGTCAGTCATTTCGTCCTTTGCTTCTTCAAGCTTTGCGTCGAACTCATCGACTGTTGCTTGATATAGACGGGCGATTTCTTCGCGGGTCTTGGACTTAACGGCTGCTTCGAAGATTGTGGATGCCTTTGCCTTGAAGTCTTCGGAGAGTTCTTCACCCTCAACAAGAGCGTCAACGTCTTCCTTGACGTTGATGGACTTGATCTTCTCTTCAATGGCCATCTTTGCAGCTTCGAGCTTCTTCAACTCTTCCTGCATTTCCTTATCTTCATCATTATCTTCTTCTTTTGGGTCCATCGCGGACATGATGTTACCAAAAGAAGCTTTGAGGTCTTTTGCCTTCATGGATTCCATTTTATCATACATCGCCTTCAACATTTCCATTTTTGTACGGGGGGCGGCGGCTTCTTCAATTACCTCGTCATCACTTTCGTGATCTTCTGAAACCTTCTTGACCTTTTTCATAGGTTCGGCGGGTTTCTCGCCTTTCTGTTGTGCATCACCACTAATTTCATCAGCATTATCGGCTGCGAGATCAGTAGGTGAGTCCTTTGCTTGGGGTTCGACAACGGGTTCACCACCATCTTGGACTTCTCCGCCTGGTGTGACCTTATCGACACTTTTCTTTCCTTCTGCTGGAGCGGCACCCTTCTTCTGAGGATCGCTTGCAGCGCTTGCTTCCTCAAGTTCAGCGAGCACTTCCGCTTCCAACTCTTCAATTGTTTGTTCTAGTTCTGACATAGGATGCCTCCTTTTTGCAGTAATAAAATTACTAATATTTATTTATAAATTATAATCTTTTTAGGAACTTCGCAAATGCAAGTGCTTTCCGCGATTCGTCAAGTCTTGCCTGTTTTGCATCAAATTCCCGCTTCATCTCAACCAATTCTGCTTCAAGTAGAGCACCGTTGTTCCAGACCCACTCTTTTCCTTCCATAATACCTTCTACGAAAGCATTTGGAGCGGATGGATCAGCAACGATATCGGCGGCCGTTGCGAGGTAGAAGTCGTCACGAACATAATTTGCACCATTTTTTTGTTCTAGACTACCCATACCACGCGAGGAAACACCGAGTTTAGCACCCTCGTCCATGAGATTCTTTACGATTTCACCCATTGGTGTAGACATGATCTTTGCCTCACCAATAAAGTTCTTACCGTCTTGTTCCAGACTTGTAATCATGTGTGAAACTCTTTCAAGGTTCACGGTTGGTCCGTCTGGGTGACCTAATTCACCGAAAGCACGATTCTCTTTGATGAAATTCTTGTTGTACTTTGCAACTTCCTTTGCAAGTACCTGTTCTGGATAAACACGGCCATTTCGGTTTTTGATATCCGATTGCATGAAGATACCACGAATCTTATAGTTCTTCTTACCGTCTTCTTTTTCTTCGCAGATATATTCTACTTCTTCTACTTGTTCTGAGAACAGTTTGACCGTGTTAGACATTTTTATTATCCTTACACTAGGTTATCGTAACCAGCGACTTTTCTTAATTTTAGAATTAGAGTTGTTGCACCAGCAGAGGTTGCACGAATATCGCCAGTATATCCAGTTGACTTTGGGTTGATTGCAAGAGTTGGTAGTCCATCTGCAAATCCCAACTTACCGTTTCCGACAAGTGCAAGTGCAGTATCATCTGTATCTGCATCAAACTCAATAAGTAGTGTTCCGCCAGTTGTACACCATGCAACACCCACAATATCTAGTGCAGGACTTGAATCATGACCGTCCAGTGTAGATGCATCAAGAATGGTTGCTTCTGTCTCTGCTGCGGTACAAGTTGCTTTGACTGTAACTTCAAAGTCTTTATCCGATAGAATTTGTGTTGCCCAAGCCATATCTTAGTCCTTAAATGTTTAGCATTTCTCGTTCAAAGTACGACATTAGGTCTTTTTCCGACACTTTGAACCGTTTTGAAACGTCTTTTATTGTTTTTTCAAAACTATTTAGGAAATCTGAGGGTTTAGAATCCATAACACTGAAAATAGCGTCAACAGCATCCTTCATCTTAGGAGAAAGTTTCCGATACTCCTTAGACTTACGGTGTTCATCCTTCTCTAGAACTGTCTGTTCGTAGATATCCTCAATTTTCCTCATTTACGTCAGCTTCCTGATCAACATATTCAACAGGTGACTTAACAAAACTGTTTGCAACCTCTCTGCGTTGCATCTCTAGTTTGTTGCCCACTCTATTTGCCATGTCGTCTTGAAAAATTCTTTCTGCCTCAATATTGTTTCCTGAGACAATTGCGTTTAGTAAATCTTTTGTAGCGTTCATTATGACTCTCCACCTTCCTCTGGTTCTTCATAATCAGGCATCTGGTCCGGTCCAACAACAGCACCAGAGCCATCTTGTGGATATCTTGTAATACCATCACCACCATCTGGCATATCAATGCCACCTTCAAGTGGATCGGAATCAAGTTCTTTTCTAATTTGATCTCGCATCTCTGCAATATCTGCGTCAGTCATATTCAATACACGTTTGAGGACATATTCTTTTGAAAAGAATGTTCCAACGTATGACTGAATGCTGTCAAGTGTTTGAATTCTGTCATTAAGTAGTTCTGCCTCTTTCAGTTCTGCAAAGTGACCATCTTCTAGGAAGTCAAACTGAATATGCTCTTGCATTGTAGGCCAGTCTTCTGGTGAGATTACTCCCTTTAACAGAAGGTTTGTCTTCAATAGGTCTACGAAGAGGGGGGTAAACTTCTTACGAATACGTTGTACGAATTTTGTGAACTTAAGTTCGTCTCTAGTGATTTCAGTTGTTCTGCCGAGAGAGAAACCTTGCTCTGCTTCAAGTCTTGAAATCGGCACGTTAAGTGAACGGTATAGTTTCCGTTGGAAGTATACGATATCATCAATCTCTCCAAGATTAGAACCGCCTGGTAGAGTAGAAATCTCTGTACCTCTACCACCTTCTCGCCGTGGAAGCCAGAAGTCTTCCAACATACTCATGTGGTTACGGTCATCACGAATTTCACCTGTCGTTGCATCGTAAACAAGTTTGTTACGATAACGGTTCATAACGTCTTTTAGATACTGTTCTGCTTTGACTTTTGGTAGGTTACCAACGTCAATATAGAAAATTCTACGTTCTGGAGCACGGGAGATACGATAGATAACCAACGCATCCTCAATCATACGCAACTGATTAACAGGTTTGATTGCTTTGTGTAGGTAAGAAAGAACACGACCTGATGAATTGTCAATCAAACCAGAAGGAACATAGCAGATTGCATCTTTGGAAATACGAATACCCTGACTTGGGGATGAAGACAATCCGCCCAGACCAACAAAACCCTTTTCGTTGTATAGGAAATACTCGTTGACTGACTCAATCATATCAACTTCAGTTTTTTGGTCTTTCTTTTTCTTTGTCTCTCTGACCTTCTTAATCTTCATAGGGTCAATATTACGAACCTGTGTAATACCACGCCGAGGATTAGAAGTATCAATAACTTTGTGATAGTAGATGCGACCGTCAACGTACCACCGTCTAAAGATATCGTGTCCCTTGACACTAAAATCTAATAGACGAAGAACCTCGTTGAACTCGTCACGAATTCTTCTCTTAATCTTCTCTGGATAGGGTAGATTGTCTAGTGTGATTTGTACTGCAATGTCATTCGTATTTGCTACGATTGCTTCGTTCACAATATCCTCAACTGCGGCATCACACTCAGCCTGCAATGCGATATCTCTGTATCTTCGAATAAGGTCAATGTCTGACCTTTCACGCCCGTCTGTGTTGAGTACAGACGATAAAAAACCACCGCCAGCAACGTCAATTGCGCCGTCGTCAGGAGTAGGGGTGGTGAATGTCTTTTCACCACCCTCTACTTCTTTGGTTGCTCTTTGAATTTGGAACCCAAAAAGTTGTGCCATAATATCTCCTACTAATTTCTACTATTTAGTAGGTTATTAAAAGTTCACGCCTGAAGCTTCAAAGTGTTGATATCTCCATGTCACTTCAAACTCTTCAATCGCATCTGCTGTGTCAGATGTTAGTTCGATTGCAGAAATTGATGTTGGCCATGCACTTCTAAAGATATATGTCTTTAGCACTGTATCGTCACGATCAAGTTGTTCCACTGTGAGGTCCGTCTGATAATCAGCAGGAGCAACCACACCAGTGTTGTCTGCAAGATCGTTGATACCGTTACTCCAACGTTCCATCGCATTGCGGATCATGAAGTCTGTGTCATTCATGAACGTAGTTGTCCATGTTTCATCAAACGTTCTGTCACCAGCAATGTAGATGTTTCTGCCTCTGAATGGGATTGCAATCTCACCCAAAGTTTGTGCTGGAAGGTTAGAAGCACGAACTAGAAATGAGGTTCTACGAACATCAAGTCCAATTGCAATGCCAGGTGGTGGAGTGATCGTTACACGAAACTGGTTCGCACGAGCACCACCACCGATTAGGTTAGCCTTGAAATCGTCAATATTAGCCATGATTAACCTCCTACCTCACTAAACGATACGCCAGTTCTTACGGCAATAAAGTTCAGTGTAATAAAGTTAATGGAACGAGCAGGTTTGATGTAAATGTCACCAATAAACTCGTTACGGTCAATCACCTCACCAGTGTTGTTTGTTGCGTCACAAACTACACGGAAGTCGGTAATACCTCTACGACCTTGGACATCACGAAGGAATGGTTCAACTAGGTTGCGGAACTGTGCCCGAGTGAACTCATCGTTGAATTCGAAGAGTTGGAACTTAGCAGCAGTTGCGATTGCCTTCTCAAGAACCAAGAATAGACGACGCACGTTAATGCGGTCAAATGCACTTGGTTTTGAAAGTGCAGTCTTATCACCGAATAGAACCACACCCTGGCCTGGGAAGTCCGTTACAGGATTAATTCTTGCGCGGTATAGACGATCTCTCTCTGCCTTCGTTGGGTTGAAGGAGAGTTTGATTGCACCACGGACGTTACCACGGTTGTAACCAGCGGGTGAGAACCAAGGGTCTGCAACACCATCTGTGTATGCACAAAGACCAGCAGTGTCACCATTTAGAGGAACGAAGCGATACACATCATTGTACTTGTCGTAAATGTACTTGTATCCACTGTCGTAAACCATATAAGATGATGATGGGCAAAGGTCAAATGCATCAATCACATTGTCTGCCTGTGTGATGTTAGATGTAACATTCACTGTTGCAGAACGATATGGTGATACGAAACCAACACAATCTTTTCTCAACTCAACTAGGTCTGTGATCATGGTCACATGAGTGTCCTGTGCAGATTTACTATCTGCAACACCAGAACTTGGACCACCTAGAACTAGGTTGATGTCAAGTGATTCTGTGTCTGCAAACTTATCGTATGCAAGAGCAAGTTCACCAGCAGTTACCGCATAGTCATCTGTACCACTTGCAAGAGTATTTACAACAGGTGCGTTGACAGCAGTATATGCTGCGGTTACATCTGTACCCCAGTTTGTACCAGCGGATGTGTGATCCATCCAGTAGATGTATTCTGACTGACGATAAATCACATCAGGATAGTAGTTTGAACCACCCTGTGCAGTCTTTGCGACAGGGTTCTTGGACATGTTTGCAAATGTCTCAAGAACACCGTTTGTGCGGTTACCAGCAACGTCTACGTCGAAACCAGTAATGTCACCAGTCGTGTCATAAACAACAACGTGGAGTTCATCACCAGAACCTCGGCCATTATCAGTTGCCCACTGAGAAGTTCCAGGCGCAGCATCAAACAGGTCATAGAAACGCCAACGTCTGCGAATGAAACTGTTATCAGGAATGGTTGCCTTAACACCAGAACCGTTTGGATCGTCTTTTAGACGAACGATGAGGACATTTGTAGAAATTGCAGTAATTTCGTACTCGTTTCCTTCGTCACCAGTGATAAATGTGAATTGTGATGCGTCTGAAGATGCATCTGCACTTGAGAAGGAGATAAGATCACCAACATTAAAGGCAGTGCCGTCATCAACCTCGATTGATGTTGAACCAGCAGCATCTTCACCAACTGTCTGGTTAGAAGAACCGAGGTTTTGTTCGTATGCGGTAGCATTACCACAGATAGAAACACCAATACCATTTCCCCAAGTACCGGCAGTTCTTGCAGCCCACTCACCGACAGATGCCTGTCCAGTGGAATATGCTGCGAGATAGTGGTCTGTGTCCCGAATAAGGACCGCAGTACCAGTTGCAACAGCGTTTACAATAGCTGATTCTGCACGAACTACTCGTAGTGCATCACCGTATTGTAGGAAGCTTGCACAAGTAAACCACCATTCGAAGTTTGAACCGTTAGGTTTACCGAAAACTTGTACCAATTCCTGTTCAGATGAGATTGGTGTTACAGTAGAAACTGGACCCTTTTCGAAAGGACCGGCAATCGCACCAATAGAAGTTGATACAGCGGGAACGACGTTTGTAAGATCAATCTCTCTTACATGAACGCCAGGTGAAACTAGAAATCCCATTGTTTTACTCCTTAGTTAAAGAGTTGTTATTCTCTGAAATTATTTATAAAAAAGTCGATTTGCAAACCGTCGATTTATAAGTGTTATATCATATAAATAACTCTATGAATGACCATTACGAGAAATACAAAGAAACCATCAAAAAGGTATCTAGGAGAAACTACCAGAAACGTAAGATACTTCTGGAAGAGTTCCTAGTTGATAAATCTTGTAGACACTGTGGTGAGTCTGAACATGTGTGTCTCAAGTTCTATCCTCATGATGCAGAGATACGCAAAGTATCAAAGAGAGTTGGAACAAGTGACGAGAGCCGAAAAGAGGTCTTTCATCTCATAGATCAGTCAACTATCCTCTGTTACAACTGTTATATCAAGAAACATCACGATTTGATAGAGTTTATTTAGTATTTACATGTTTGCAATATAAGGGGTCCAATCAAAATCATTGAAGTTATCATGTCTAATAACATGGCCCTCACCTGTTACAGCAATAACATTTAATGGTTTTTCTAGGGATAACCTGATACCACTTAAAGTTTTAACCTTTTCATAGGATAAATTCTTATCTTTTGTAATATCATATGTGAAATCTCTTAACATCATTTTACATTTTTTATACATTTGTTGTCCAATTGATGTCATTGGTGATTCTCCCGTCTTTAACCAATCATCACCCCATTGCTCCAGTGTCGGTGGTGTCCCTAGTTCGAGCGCACGATCATCACTCTCAAGAATATACCAAACCTGATCACCTGCAATGGTGTGATTACAAATCCACTTTTCAATAGACTCATGCATATAGAAGGGCATATAATTATCAGTGTTCACCCAATCACCGCTGTAATTTGCCATATATCGCCATGTATGATGTGCTGAATAATATCTTCGTCTATCTTCCCAGCACTTAACTGAATTCTCTAGAGTGTTTCCTTTGGTAGCCGGTGTTCCTTTAGCTCCAATTAGGCATTCAGCCTCAGCACCTGAACATAATATATGTTTGTCGGGTTGTGGTATACCATATGTTGCATTCTTTGAACCTGTCTCGTCCCATGTATAATCCATTCGACCCTTGACTATTTTTTCAAACAAATCTGGAGATTCAAGTTTACCACCCATAATAACATGTAGTTGTTTTTCTAACCCCAACTCATTAAATGCGAGTAAAGCAGCATTACTATCTACACCTCCAGACCAAAGAAAATCTATAGTTTTACCACTATTTGCTATATGTTGAGCAGATTCAAACATACAATCTGCAAAACTTTTTTTAGGATATTCTTGGAATGGAAACCACTTAATTAGTGCATCATTAGTATTAAAGAGAAATTCATGCTCACCCTTTCGATCTATTAAACATGATACACTAGTAAAATTATAGGGGTTGTAACCAGTTTTATATAAATATTCTTTGTGTTTTACTTTGTAATACTCCCACTCTTGAACAAAAAGTGGATGATTGATAGATATCCATTTTGTAATATCATTTATAAATTCTCTCGTATAGTATACTATTTTATTTTTCTTATCCATAATCATCTACCAATCAGTTATCCTCATTTAATCGAATTTATTTGACATATATATAATTATAGTGATTTGAGTCATAAAGGAGTATCATTATGAAATCATTAGTTTATGGGGTATTTACCCTACTACTATGTATGTCTTCAGTTCATGCATCAACACCCGCAAAATTTATTATCGACACTGGACCCCTTGGAGTCCACAGTTGGTTTCTGAAAGGCATCAAAGATGGTGCATTTTCTAAACGTGGATTAGATATTGAATTTGTAGGAAAGGGCCCAGGCAGTTATAAAGCTGGTCTGGCGCTCGCAACTGGAAGAGCAGATATTGGATACCATGACTATAGTGGCGTAGTTCTTGCTAATAGTAAATCAAGTGACCCTAAAGTTTTAGCAATCTTTGTCGTTGACGACAAGTTACAAAATTCAGTGGTTACATTTAAATCATCGGGTATTAAGACATTCGATGATTTAAATGGACGTAAACTTGGTAGTCATCCCACTAGTTTTACCAACAAGGCACTGTCTATTGTAACATCTGCCAAATGGGTAGATGTTCCTGTACACATGCCTGCCCGTGTCCCTGCACTGATTTCTGGACATGTTGATGCGATTGGTGCTTTTCCTACATCTGTACTTTTCCAGATTGAAAAGGCGGGGGTTAGTGTTGACGAATTAAACATCCTTAAACTTAGTGATCACTTTCCAATGGCAGTGAGCCGAGTAATTACTGTAAATGCAGATTGGGCATCAGAAAACCCACAAGCGGTAAAAGTTCTTCGTGAAGTATCACGCGAACTATTAAATGATTTTATCAAAAATCCTGCCGAGAGTGTATCTGCGTTGGAAGGTCCAATTGTATCCACAGATAAAAAAGTGAATACTGAAATCAGAAGGGCTCAATATGGTATTGACGAACTTGTTATGACACCATTTGTAAAGAAGAATGGAATCAGTAATCCTAGTGCAGTTGGTCCTCGTTTAAGTGAATACACAAATCTACTAGTAGAAAAACTAAACTTACCAACTCGTCATCCAGATAACAAGTATTTTGATCTAGATTAATGAAACATAAATTCATAACCATTCTTACGGTTATAATTATATGGGAACTGTTGATAAAAGGTGGTTATATTCCCGGCTTATGGGATATAACCACCACCTTCTTTGCGTTATCAATTGATCCTAATTTTCTTTATAACCTATGGATTAGTTTGTTAAGACTCGTTGTAGGTTGGTCAATTGGAATGTTGTTTGGAACAACCATCGGCATCTTGATGGGCAGTAACATTCATGTGAAGAAACTTACAATGCCATTGGTCAGTTGTTTGTTTCCCATTCCAAAAATCGCACTACTACCTCTGTTCATAGTTCTTCTAGGAATAGGGGAATTGAGCAAGATAACAACTATCTTTATTGGTGCGTTCTTTCCAAGTATATTGAACGCATACAATTCTGTCATAAGAACGCCCACCATCTATGTGGAAGCATCTCGTTCTTGTGGTGCGGGTTATTGGCCCACCTTGCGGAAAATAGTTTTACCATATAGTATGCCGACGATAATCGCAGGATTTAGGACAAGCGGTAGTTTGTCATTGGTGTTGTTGGTTGCAGCAGAAATGTTAGGTGCAAAATATGGTTTGGGAAACTGGATATTCATGACCGGCGGAGAAATGGATTTTGCAGAAATGTTTGCTGGAATAATCTGGCTCAGTCTAATTGGTTTAGGAATTGGTTGGGGTACAGAGTTTTTGAAACGTAGATTTTGTAATTGGAGCACATATGGTGAGGGTGTTTGATTACCAATCACTACTGTGATCTCTAACTATTGGTGACCAACGAGTTCCATACTCGTCAACCATCTCACCGATATTCTCATCTTCTAATCCGTTCAAAACAAAACCAAACGGAGCCATATCCTGTTCTAGTGCGTCCTGTTGTTCTCGCATCATAGTTCTACGAATATCATTATCAGTGAGTTCTTTGAAGTATTGTTGGTCTGTCATCCATGCAAAGATGAAAAGACATGCAACCAAGTCATCGTTACACCCATCGTCTGCTTCATGAGAATGTCCCTTGACGATGAATGTAGAAAGTTCATTGATACAGTCATAATCTTCTATGATGAGTTTGTTGTCCTCTACCAACTGTTTTAGGTTTGAACATCCAATCTTCTTGACTGCCTTAGTTGTTCGCACACCCAATTGGGCCCTACCACCAGAGAACCCACCACCAAGAACCTGTCCAGCTCGTCCACGCATGGATGCCATAACAAGGTTGTCATACTCTAGATCAAACTGCATTGCGTTTGCGACCTGTTCACCGATATCGTTCACCTCAATCAATACGAATGCCTGATTGTATGCCCTTGCAACATCGTATATCTTTGAAGGGAAGATAAGAGGTTTCAGTTCGTTGTCTCTAAATTTTGCAACCAACTTGTATGGCATTTGTGTTACATCAAACACACAGAATGCAGAATAGTCATTTGCAGTACCTCTAGAAACGTCTGCGGTGAGGACGTAGGTGTGTCCTTCCTGTGGGGGTATGTGAACATCCAACCCTGCATTAGATTGCTTGGGTTCTCTGTAAGTCATCATACGAAGTTTGGATGGTGAGATAAGTGTGTCAATAGAACCAAGAAACTCACAGTTATGTGATATTACACCGTTTGTGTAATAAAGATTTCCACTATCAACATTGATTAAATCATAAAGTTCAACCTCATCTTCAACATCCTCAGAATAAACAATCTTTTTATTTTGGAGAACATCACCAACTTTCAAAGAAGATGCTTTAATTTTAGATTCACCAAAAGAATGATTAAGAGAACATTTTAATTCTGTATCATCATCAAATATAAAATGTCTATATACACTTCTATTGACTTTCTGTATCCCATCAAAAGACACAAACCCATTTGGACCTAAAACTTCATAATTAACTATTGGGTTATACATCCTAAGAACTCACACTCAATAAATTTTTAATTTTTGTGTCAAAAATTTCACCAGTTTCTTTATTCTTCACTGTAACCACAGTTTCACCATCAACACACTCAAACTCTGTGTTGAACTGTGCCTCTGACGTATTCTTGATTGTCTCTGCCTTCCACGCCTCATCTCTACCCGGCACTTCTGACCAGTGAACCTCAATAGGAATATAGGAGTTACGTCCCTCTTCTGCATCCACCCACAACTTGTAAAACATATTCATACCGTGTGGTGTAGAAACAATCATCACCTTTGTAGTCTTACCAGATGAAATTGTAGGATACACAGAACTGAAGAACTGTTCTGCTACGTTAGCAGGAACGTATGCAAACTCATCAAGAAAAATAATGTTATATGAACCACCACGAACAGCACTAGCTGAAGTGGAACTCGCAAGAATTTTAGAACCATTTTCTAACTCCAAGGAACCCTTGTTCCATGCCATAACACCTTGTTGCAACCACTTGGGTAAATGTTCGTATGCCAACTGCAAACGACCAAGAAGGTCACGAGCAGTTGCGGCCTTGTTCGCAAGGATTGCAACGTTAACACTATCGTTAAACAGAACGTAGTGCAAAAGGTATGCAATGATTGTTGTGGATTTACCAGACTGTCTAGGAAGTTTGCAGATGGTAAAACGGTTATTGTGGAACGTTCCTACCATCTCCTTCTGGAAATCATACATCTTAAACGGCACAAGTCCCTCGTCAAGAGAAACAATCCTGACGTAGTTCTGAATAAAATACAGAGGGTCTTCCATACACCTCTGATATTCTTGGAGTTCTTCTTTCGTCCACTCTTGTTGAACGTTTGCCCGTTTAAGATTTGGGTTTCCTAGATAGACTTGTTCAGTCATCCCCTATTCTTCCAAAAATGAGTTCCGTAGTAATGATCTTTTGTATACAGTGTTTTTCTACTGTATCCTTGATTTGCCTTGTAAATCTTTTGACCATCATCATCGTATTCCCAAACTCTTTCATCGGGTTTATGACTCTGAACTGGTCCTTCTTTTATATTACTCTTTTTCATGTTTATATTTATATCTAACAAATGTACCGTCCTCATACACAATACTGTTGAGACAATATTCATTACGAGATGCTCCAAGATATCGTTCCTGTTTATTTACTGAAAAAAATGAGGACTTCTTTTGTTTATTATATAAGTAATCTTTGTTACCATCATAATCATATATGTATTTTTTCATTGGCCACTTGTATGTTCCGTAGTCACCATTATGCCCTGCGTATGGATTAGATAAAGCCCACTTCTCAAAATAATCTGTGTAGAAAAATGGATATTCTAGGTGATATACAGTTGGGTCTTTTAGAAATCTAGGTGAGAGGTATCTGGATAATAAGTCATCTATACTCCTACCAAACCACCAAAGTAACTCCCAACATGTTTCTGGTTTGTATGGAGACATGTCAATATATTTTTCTGCCGTCTTTAACATATCAGGGTCTTTCATAATATGAATCCAGTTTTTGTCCTTTATTTTGAAGAACTCCTCCATAGACATATATGATGACACTGCAAGAAACAGTTCATCTCCACCACCACCATTCACATTGATTGTTTGTCCATTCCACAACTCATCATTATCATAGACATAGTTATCGTGGGAGTGCCACTCCAACTTTACTTTCTTATCAACCAATAAATCGTAAAAACATGGATTTTCTTGCACACTAGATTTTGATAGGTAAACGATAAGGTCTGTATCCAATCTTCTAGTTTTCAAAAGACTCACCAATGCACATGTGCTGTCTATACCACCAGACCACCACAATCGTACTGGTTTCCCAATATCCCATAGTTCTACAGCCCTACGATTAGTCAGTTCTTCGAAGGTTGATGTAAAATTTTTTGGAAACTCTGTAAAAGGGTTTTCTATCAAATCAAATTGATTTTTAAACCCAACCCTAAAACGAGGAGAGTGTAGACCAAAATTAGTTGCTAACCTGTACTCGTCTCTCCCCCTTATTTCTGGAAAAGAAAGAAGATAATAATATATAATCTTACTCACTCTTCCCCTTTAACATCTTCTGTAGTTCAGCAGTGCTTCCTACAAACAGTGCGTTAGTAACATTCTTAGGTCCGTGGTCTGGAACCTCTTTGAGTTTTTTCATTTTCTCTTGAAGTTCACCAAGTTTCTCAGTGACATCAGCAACCTGTTTGATGAGGTTTCCGGCAACTTCATATGCTCGTGGGTGTTCCGATTCTCTGGCGAGTTCCAGTATTCCTTCCACTGCATCCGTTCCTCTTTCGACCAGATTGTAGAAGTTTCGTCTTTGGTATTCATAGTCATTATCAATGTCCTCTCCATTACTAGGCATAACAATTTCTTTTTTTTCTACGACAACCTCTTGGGGAACAACCTTGTCGATGACCCCAAGTGCTTTCTCTATTTCAATTTCTTTAGGCACAATGAATACCTACTCTAATTCAAATGACTGTGTTGAAGGGTTGAAAACTCTGACTTCCCCATTAGGCAGAACAACTCGACAGGAGATATTGTTGAGTTTCATATAATTGTACCAAAGGGATAACTTTGATGCATAAGTATCATCATTCTTAGACACAATAATATCCATAAAGTCCGATTCTGATTTCCACTCCTGAATTGAGGTTGCAGTATTTCCATCCTCGGAAAAGTTACGAGAAATTAGTTTACCATCGCTTTCTACATCATCATAACAACCCCCATATCCATCTATTTCCCACGGCCAAAAAGTTGCATCATCTTGTTTTGTATAAGTTTTTGTTACTGTGTAAGTCATTTTATACACATCCTCTATATTTTATACTATTTATAAAAAGTCTAAGTATTTATAATATTGACCCCTGTATGTGTAAGTGTCTGGATTTGCTAAATTTCTATATGGCCCGTACTGCCCGTGTTTTGCACAATACAAGTCAAAGTCTCTCCCAGTTTTACCCTCTGAAATATATTCCTCGTATGTCCTTTGATAAGCGCAGTCTCTACACTTATCATCCATACAGGTTTTGGGATTACATTTTAGAGTCATATTTCTGAGTTCCTCTGGCATGAATTCAAATTGTTCGAA